CTGCTAATTTGTCCAGTAAAAAGAATGCGGCATTGTCTGGTAACTTCCAATCTGTTCTGTAAATCTCTTTACTCTGTTCAAAGACATGGTTACCAGAACAATTATAAACCCTATCTGCCATATAGTATATGTCTATACCAACTTGTTCTAATGTTTTCTCCCTATCAGATCCTGTAATCAAGAAAACAAAGTTGTCTTCACAGAAGTCCATAAAGTATTTCTGAAACTCCATGTCCATCTTCTGTCTACTTGGAGTAAGTGTCCCATCGACATCAAAGATAAACAAACGTTCAGACATTGGTAAATGATCTCTCATGGTATGTATCCTAAACACCAGTTCTCTGCGGCGTCCTCTGCATATCGTAAATTGTGTACAGTAGTACCAGTAACCATCTTTCTAGTTTCTTTCAGTTCACCACCATCCCAGAACTCTACTTCCCACCAGTATTCAAGTCTGTAGATGTGTGCTTCACGTTTTACATATTCTTCTTGTCCCCAATGTTTACTTTCTAAAAATCTACTCATTAAATATTCCAATCTTTAAACTTTGATATGTTCTCTCCTGCATCTGACTTGTCAAACACTGGAGTATCGTCTGTCAACGTTTGTTCGTTAGGATCTACATCAAACAATCTCATTTTACTACGGTCAACACCAACAACAAATCGTTTGTTTTGTGTCGGGTCATTATATCTATTCTTCAATTGTTTGACCATTATCTGACCTAGTTGTTGGAGTTCTTCTGTAGATATGAGAGCGAACATGAGATCAGCGGTAGCGGGTAATCCAAAAGACTCGGACGTGTCTTCCAACCCAACATCCGAGTTAGAATAACCAGAACGAGTCGTTTGTGTTGCAGAGAAGATCGGTACGTCAAACTCGACTGCAAGGCCACGTAACTCTTCAGCAATTGCTTTAATGTAGTTGTATGAGTTGATTGCACCACCCATTCCTTTCATTCTACTTGACGCACAAATATTTAAATAATCTATAAAAATAATATCTGGTTCAAATTGTCGTTTTAATTTTAATTCATTTAAAAGTGCACGAAAGTGACCTGCATGTGCAGATCCAGTCGGATACTCTTTGATGATTAGTTTACCTTTAGTCTTAGATGATAGTTGTTTCACCTTCTCAGTAAACATAGTCTTAGGCATATTCTCTAACTGATCAATAGGAACATTGAGTAGGTTTGCGTCAATACGTTCTGCAATTCTTTCCTCTGCCATTTCCATGGTGATGTACAATACATTCTTACCATCAGTCAATGCACTGGACGCAACGTGACACATGAACAAACTCTTACCAACACCAGTACCTGCTAGTGCAATGTTCAGAGTTTTGTTTGGTACACCACCTTTGGTGATTGTATTGAAATGTTCTAGATCAAACGGAATACGTTCTTCTTGTTTGTTATAGAAGTCCCAACGATCCTCGACATTGTCAATATAGTCGTGACCAACGTTTGTGTCAAATGCAACACCCAGAGCCTTAGACAACAGATCTGGTAATGCACCCTTAGTCATGGTCTCGTGTTTACCATCAATGATAGAGATAGACTCCATCACCGCATTGTATATCGCACGATCCTGACACCACTTCTCTGTATTCTGTATCAACCAATCAGAGTCTGTCTTTTCTTTTGCAAACAACTGTGGTAGAAGATCCATAGCAACTGTATAGTTCTCACCGTTGAGTCTGTCGGACTGATCAAGTTCAATCTTGAATGCCTCTGCAGTTGGTAACTTATTATACTTGGTTACAAACTTTGCAGTCTCTCTGAATAGTATTCTATAGATACCTTCGAAATACTCTGGTTTGATAAATGGTAGAACTTTTCTTGTGTACTCATCATCAGTTAGAATGTTTCTTAGAATTACTTGTTCTAAGTTAGTGTTCATGTTTCAGCAGTTACCTCTTCCCATTCATCATCCTCTGGTTTCTTACCTATCACACCTTCATTGTTGTCTAGTGCGTTTGCAATGATCCTTTGTAGTATATCACCTGCAACTTCTTGGAGCACTTCATTTTCTTCAGTGATAGTAGAGTCTGGTGAAGACTCAACAACAAAGTTAAATGACATAACACCTTCCGCAACTTCATTGAATGCAATGTTACCATAACGGATCACAGTTTCGTTGAACATACCCTTGAGGATTCTGACAGACCAGAACTCCTCATTGACTTCATTGGGTATTAGTACATAGGTGTCGTTTTCTTCATGCTTCACTTTCGCCACCAATTTCGTTACTAAGAGACCCACCAATAGAGTATTTCTGTTTGACAAACTCTTTGAAGTCAGTCTCTTGTAATATTTGCATCCAGAATTCGGGATGTAAGGTGTCTTTTGCTCGAACTTTGGATGGTAGGAGTTCTCCGCTAGTTCTATCAACAATGCTGTACCACCCAGTACTAGGAGACTTGATATAACCACCTGCGATAGCGACATTGAGGAGTCCACTATGAGAAAGCAGACCGCCATCCCAAGTAACAGTAATAGGGATTTTAGACTTTTCTTTGACATATCTTGATTTCTCTACATTAATTATAAAATGATATCCTTCGATCTCGGTGCCTTTCTTTTCCTGTTGACGACCAATGATCCAGATGTTATCTGCAGAATAGTACAGACCTGTACCACCACCGACAATATCTTTCGGAAACAATCCGATTTCTTTGTACGTGTGGTTTACTGCAATCATAGGAATGTTCTTCATCGCAAGGTATGGTGTACACATGCGGAACAAACCTTTCAAAGATTTTGCACGAGACATATCTGCAACTGACTTCTCATTGATAGCATCTTCTAATTCTTTCTTAGATGCAAGGTTACCAATAGAGTCAACCACAATACACACACGATCATCACGTGAGAGACCTTCAAGTTGATTCACTAGATCAAACTTTAGTTCCTCGACATTTGTGATTGGTGTATGCAGTACACGTGCAGGATCGATATCATACTGCTCGAAGTATGATTGCGGTGATCCAAACTCAGAGTCATAGAAAAGTACAACTGACTCTGGGTATTGTTTTAGATATGCACTTGCCATTACTAAGGCAAATGATGTCTTGAAATGTTTAGATGGGCCTGCTAGGATAGTCAGACCTGGCGCGAGTCCCCCATCGATTGAACCAGACAAAGCAACGTTCATCATTGGAACATGAGTTGGAACCATATCTTTTTCGTTAAAAAATTTAGACTCAGAAAGAACAGACGTATGATTCAGTTTACTGTTCTTTTTGAGTTTATCCATTATTGACATTAATTACTCCTTTAAACACAATTATAACACATAATAAAACGGATGTAAAGTCTATTCTTTGGATTCCTCAGCTTTCTGGTCTTCCTTCTTGTTCGCCTCTCGATTCATCCTCAGTATACTCTCGTAATACCTTTCTTGCAACATCGGTATCCTCCTTTAGTTTTACTCTTCTTCTTAGATCAGATGATGAGAACCTATGCTCTCGGTTGTTGAAGTAAAGTTGAATGCCTAATCTACGACATTCATCCTTACCAGTAAAATCCTTGTCACGATATTCTGCACCAAGGATTCTAAGGTTTATTGGATACATCTGTATGATGTCCAACAAGTCTTCTTCAGATTTATATACTAGTATTTCATCTACATACTTTACTGCAGACAGTTGTGCATATCTCTCTACAATAGATTGCACAGGTGAATTTTTCTCTGGTCTATCAATGGACGGATCTATCTGCAGTGCACAGATGAGATAGTCACACTGTGACTTTGCCTCTCTTAACATTGCGATATGACCTGCGTGTAGCAAGTCAAATGTAGACGCAGTAAGTCCAGTGATCATTAGAAACCTATACCGTCTCGCATATAGTATTGATGGAACAATGCTTCTCCACCCTTAACTGTTCGTTCGTATAACTCTTCAATACTTATGTTGTGAAACTTTGCTACTTCTTTTTCCAATTCTTCAGTTGACATTATAATACCTCTTGTACCATTCTATAAAATTCGCTACACCAACTTCAATAGGTGTTTCTGATTTGTACCCCAACGCTTGTAACTTACTTGTATCTGACCAAGTCGCCTGCGTATCTGCAGGATGCTTTGGGACAAAATTCTTTATTGCTTTTCTTTGCAGTTGAAACTCTATATTCTCAACAAACTCCATGAGAGGAACTTGTCTACCATTACCGATATTGTATATGTCTTTCACAATCATAGAACTGTTTATGTAATCTACAATAATATTGATACCGTTTACAATGTCATCGACATAGGTAAAGTCTCTGATCATATCTCCGTTGTTAAACAGATCAATAGGTTCATTTTTAATAATCTTATTGGTGAAGTCAAAGAGTGCCATGTCTGGTCTACCCCAAGGCCCATATACAGTAAAGAACCGTAGACCAATCGCTGCAGGTATGTCACTCGCCATAAACTGAGATTCGTTACACAGTTTACTATAACCATATGGGTTGAGTGGATACCCGACTTTCTCATCTTCCTTCCATGGTAACTGATTACCTGCCATGACACATGAGGTAGATGCATAGATAACTTTTTCTACTCCATGTTCATCACATGCTTCTATTAGATTGTGAGTACCAACAATATTATTTTGAATATAATCATCTGGGAAATCAAGTGAGTTACGCACACCTGCATACGCAGCAAGGTGTATAACTATCTCTGGTTTTTTCTCACCGAACCATTTGATCAACTCGTCTTTGTTCTTCAAGTCTAGTGCATCAACTTCGATACCGTCAGTCATCATGAGTTCTTCTGCACGAGCTTGTTTTAGTTTCGGATCATAGTAGTCATTGAACGAATCAAACCCTACAACATCGTGACCTTCGTCAACAAGTTTGTTTGTTAGGTGAAACCCAATAAAACCTGCAATACCTGTAATAG